ATTGATAGAATTAGAATGTTAGATAACGATCTAATAAGACTTAATCAAAAGATTAATATCATCTTAATGCTGAAGGAAAGGAATGAAAAACAGTAAATTATTATCTTTATTAACATCATTTAGCATATTTTTTGCTAGTTCTATTTCTACATCACAAACTCTACCTGCTGGATCTGTAGGAGTAGTAACTGGAAATACACCAAATACTTGGCAGACCTACTCTTATTCTTTTACTCCAAATATCTCGGGAACAAACTACGTTGGGTTTGCGTTTAGACAAGATCCTGCGTTCTGGACATTTGATAATGCGTCTCTAACTACCCAGGGATCTACTACAAATCTTTTAACTAACGGTGGATTTACAAACGGTGGTGCAATCAGCATTACTACAAATAACGGACCGGGCACAATCCAGGCGCCAACAAACTGGGGTGTATGGTATCAAAACGGAACGTATCCTTCGGCTGCTGGAACTTGGAATGACATAGGCGGCACACACGGTGGTGTTTGGTATGATGGTGCTGTAGGAACATTTGACGGTATATATCAAGGTATAGTTTTACAAGCCGGAACTACGTATACAATTAGCTTTGAGGTTTCTGGCAATCATACAAGCAACGGCGGATCAGTTCAACTAGGTATTTATGCAGGACCGTGTGCAGACACATCAATTGCGGCAGCATCGTGTACTATACCAAGCTCAGCAGGATTTACTACTCTTGCAACTCCTGCAGAAGGAGCTGCTGCTGGTAATCCTACACCGACAATCGTAAGCACAACAGCAGGAGTCCCAATCGTTAGTTCTTCTGATGCGCGTGGAACCACAACAACTACAGTAGCAAGTACAAGAGGAACAACAACTTATGTTCCAACTACAACATTCACGGGCACAAGACAAGATCCAACGCTATCAGTAAATCGTAACATTACTACAGTAGCAACAACACCAATCACTACAGTAACTACACACACAACACCAATCACTACAACAACAATAACAACACCAACCACAATTCAAACATGGAGTGATGGGTCTACTACGACAGTAAACGGAACACCTGTAACTACAACTTCTATTATAAACGAAATACTAACAGGAACGTCAGTAGCAAATGAGGTAATAACAACACAAGATAATCAAAGATTCACTACGAGAATTGATCAATTAGCTAAACTTGACAAGATTAGCACACTACAAAATAATAATTCGCTTGCTGATCCAATGTCAAGAAACAAAGCATCAGATAACAAGATTACAACAAGAGGTCCTGTAAACAAGGATTCTCAAGTATACTTTACTGGATATGCTCTTCGTTCTGGAACTAAAGACACTTATAAATATACAACAAACGTCTTTGGTATTGGATATGAAGAAAAATATAGCGATTCATTACTTCTAGGCGGCCAGTTCAATGGGGCAACTACAGATCTGAACGGAGACGACTCATCTGGTCAGTTAACAAAATATTCTATTGATCTATTTGCATTGAAAGTTGAAGACGACTGGATCTTAAAAACAAACTTAGGTATAGCCTACAACGAATTTGAAACGTCACACTTCATGCGTGGTTTAAATCTATTAAATACAGCGTCTACTAAAGGATATGATACATGGTTTGTAAATAGGCTTTATACACCAGATATGTATGGTTTTAGACCCTTTGCAGGTTTAAAGTTTGAATATGATCGTAGAGACAGCGTATTTGAAACTGGTCCTAATCTTACAGCAGTGCGACATAAAGAAAGAAGTGACTTTGAAGTAAGTGGGCACGGCGGCATTAGATTTGAGCAAGATATCGTTGATGATCTAACTGGTGTAATCGAGGGTTTAGTTGAAACAAACAAGACAAAGTCAGCTTTTGCTGGTTTTTCTTATGCGTTTGATCAAAACTCTTCCGTCATGTTAAAATATGCTATACAAGAAAGCGAAGGTGTAGTAAATAACATTATCGGAGCACAGATAAGGATAATGTTCTAAGAAAGGTTAAAATGTCCAGCGACATTAAACAATTAAAGCATTACTTTAAATATATCTACTCAGCAAAAGAAGTAATTATATATTCTTTAATAGGTATATTTGTTGGGTTACTATTAGGCATGACTGTGGCTAGAGCTAGCGAACTCTCCTTTAAGTTTAAAAATCCAGCTTTTAGTGGAGTAAACTACTCTAGTCATGTTTTTGCAATCGAGCAGCTAGAAGAACAACGTAGACAAAAAATAAAAGATGAACAAGAAAAGATCCGTAAAGATATTGAAAGCAAATTAGAACAAAGTAATTTACAGAAATTTTTAAAAAACGTAGAGGCCAGAATATATGCCCAAATATCTAAAGATGTAGTAGATAAGATGTTTGATGGAAGTGGTTCAGCTTCTGGCACTGTAATTATAGGCGGTTCAAGTGTTAGTTTTAACAATGATGGATCTAAGATAAGTCTAAATGTAGTAGACGATAAAGGTAATACTACTTTAATTACTATCCCTCTAGGGGCCTTTTGATGAAAAGATTAGTTCCTTTTATAAGCGTATTTCTAGCTTCTTGCATCACGTTAAATCCAGAAGAACCAACAACAGTAACTACGCCGGTAGTTAAACCACTAGTAGAAATAAATAAACCTGCATCTCCTGAAGCTCCTTTTTATGTAGCTGTATATCAATTTAGTGACAAGACAGGGCAAAGAAGACCTAGCGAGATGGTTGCTCATTTAAGTAGTGCAGTTACTCAAGGTGGAGAGACTTGGCTGATCAAGGCTCTGCAAGATGCAGGTAATGGCTCCTGGTTTCGAGTAGTAGAGAGGGTTGGTCTTGAAAATCTTACTAGAGAAAGACAACTCATCAGACAGACTAGAGAACAGTATGAAGGTAAAGATGCTAAACCTCTACGACCACTCACATTTGCTTCTCTAATATTAGAGGGCGGTATTATAGGATACGATGTTAATACTATGAGCGGCGGTGTAGGAGCAAGATATCTTGGAATTGCGCCTTCTGTTCAATACAGACAGGATCAAGTAACTATAGTTATGAGGTTGATTAGTGTTCAGACAGGAGAGGTAGTTCTCAATGTTGCTACAAGTAAAACTATCCTTAGTTCTGCTATAGGATTAGACGTATTCAAATTTGTAGATAAAGGAACTAGGGCTTTAGAGATAGAAACTGGACTATCAGCCAATGAGCCTGTTAATTATGCAGTCAGAGCAGCTATAGAAGCAGGCGTAGTTGAACTGATTAAAGAAGGCTCAAGAAAAGGCATTTGGAGAATATCAGAATGAAAAAATTAATTATACTATTAGCTTTACTCAGTTCTACTGCGTTTGCTCAAAGTAATACGCTTTATATAGAACAGTCTGGAGCTGGTTTCTCGGGAACTGTTGTTCAAGATGGCTCAACAAATAGAATTGGAACATCTGCTAGCCCTTCTATTATTAATGGAACTACTAACACATTAACTGTTAATCAGATTGGTAGTAGTAATCTATTAGATTTTACAGTATATGGAGATACTAATACTATTAGCATTACCAATACTGGCGATTCTAACGAAGTAACATTAAACATGGGATCTAGTGGTCAGACTAGTAGTACTAATTCCTATACCTTAGACGTAACAGGAAGTAGTAATACTATAGATTCTACTATAAGCGGCAGTATAAATACAGTAGATATAACTGTTTTCGGAGATAGTAATTCTATTACTAATACTGTTAGTAGCAGTAATACTGAACTTACTTTATCTGTAACAGGTAGTAGTAATACTATAACTACTTCACAATCAGGAGCAGGTGCTCATAAGATAACGCATAATCACACGGGCGATAACGGCACATTCTCTTTTAGTCAAAGTGGGGCCAATGCAAAGATTATTAATATTACTACTAGCGGTAATAATCAGTCAGTTTCTGTTTCTCAGACAGACTAACGCTAGAATAGGTGCTGTAACTGAACTAGTGGGACAAGCTCAAGTAACTAGAGCAACTAAAGAACAGTCTTTAAAAATGAGAGACGGTATTGAATCTATGGATACCGTTACTACTACAAACTCTAAAGTTCGTATAGACTTCATAGATCAAACTCATGTCAATATTACTGAACATAGCGAACTAGAAATAGACGAGTATGTTTTTGATCCGTCTAGAGATTTAGCTAAACTCTCCATGAAAGTATCTTCAGGCACTGTTCAATATGCCAGCGGTCTTCTAGCCAAAAAAGTAGGAGCAGTAGATATAAAAACACCTACAGCATCTATAGCGGTTAGAGGAACAGAATTTTCTATGAGCGTAGATGAGTTGGGCAAAAGTCTAATTATACTTTTGCCTAACTTTGATGGCTCAGTAGGAGAAATAACAGTTAGTAACGACGTAGCCTCTGTAATACTAAATAAGAGTTATCAAGCAACCATAGTTACTAGTAGCGCCTCTCCGCCTTCTAATCCCCTTATATTAAATCTTAATGGCAGAGTTATTAACAACGATTTGCTATTAAGCGTTCCTAAACCTATTGAAACTGTATCTAACGTAGAAAAAGATACTAGTCCATTAGATTTTGATCTTAAGATCAAAGAAGTAAATCCTCTAGATAAAGACTTACTCAAATTTGAAGAGTTAAACGTAGACTTATTGAAAAGCGATTATTTCAATACTTTTATAGGTAACTCGGATTCTATGTTTGATAACTATAGTGACAAAGACGGTCAAGTATCTGGATATAACCCAAATACTCAAATAATAACGGTAGTTGAAGATACCTCAGTTACTATGCAAAGAAATGATATATCTATATTTTATCTTAAAGTTAATAAAGACTATGGGTTAAAAATAGAGTATACTGGTGATAATGTATCTGCGTCATTCACTGCAGGAAATCAACAAACTAATAGCGTATTAAGGATCAGACAAAAATGAAAAAACTAGTCATAGCTCTTGTATGTTTAGCCTTTGGAATAACTTTAAAAATACTAGATCCAAGTATAGTAGAGATATCTAGATTGAAAGGGTTTGATCAACTACTAACGTCTGGAATTCCTAAGATAAGTGAAACAGCAGTAATTATTGAAATAGATGAATCTTCTATAGATAAGAATGGACAATGGCCTTGGCCGCGTAACTTAATCGCTGATGGTATTACTAAAGCAAAAAATCACGGAGCTGAAATAGTAGTATTATACCCTTTATTTGCAGAACCGGATAGACTGGGTCACGATGAGGTTTTGAAACAAGCAATAAGCAATGCAAAAGTAATTGGAACTCAGTCAGCATCTTTAAAAGGTAAGGGAGATTTAGTAACTAAGGGTTTTGCGATTGTAGGAACTACCGAAGAACAGTGGTTTTATAGATATAAAGAAGGTATAGGTAGTATTTCTGAGATATCTAAAACAGCCCAAGGCATGGGTATGATTACGACAGTTCCAGAACTGGACGGAGTTGTAAGAAAAATACCTCTAGTTATGATGGTAGGAGAAAAGTTTTACCCCTCTCTACCTTTAGAAATTGCTAGAGTTATACAAGGAGCTAGAAACTACAGGGCAAAAGTAACAGAGGCAGGACTATCAAATATATTCATAAGTAGAAATTTATCTATAGAACCAGATAAAAGAGGAGAACTATGGATAGACTGGAACTGGTATTGGCCTGTAAAAAGTTGGAATGAGGATAACTGGGGAGATTTATCTGGTAAAATAGTATTTTTAGTTATTAATGCCGAGGGTATTACTAATACTATAGCTACTCCAGGAGGAACTAAATTAGGACACGAAGTTAGCCTAGCTGCTTGGGAATCTCTATGGAACAAAGATAAAATAACTAGACCATATTGGGCTGATATATCTGAATTAGTATTCTTTTTAGTATTAGTAGTAATAAGTGTCGTTATAGCAGATAAGGCAAATAAATTAGTAGTAGGTATGTGGGGACTATGTGTATTAATAGTTCCATATGCAACTAGTTATGCACTGTTTAACCAATACCAATTCTTAGTCGATTGGACATTTAGCACTGTATTAGTAACACTATCTTATGGATATTTTGTATATACTAGATTTGTTAAGGAATTTAAACTCAAACAGCAGATTAAAAAACAATTTCAGTCTTATCTCTCAAAAGCACTTGTAGAGAAGCTACAAAAAAATCCTGAGTTGCTAAGATTAGGCGGTGATAGTAGAGAGCTATCTATTATGTTTACAGACGTTCGTGGGTTTACCTCCATAAGTGAGCATTATGGTGAAAATGTTCAAGGCTTAACGCAAATTATGAACAGATATATGACGGCGATGACTGCAAAAATTCTAGACAATGAAGGCACTTTAGATAAATATATTGGTGATGCGCAAATGGCGTTTTGGAATGCACCACTTGACGACAAACAACATGCCAAAAACGCAGTTAAAACCGCTTTAAGTATGTTAGGAGATCTTGATGAGTTTAATAAAAGTATTGCAGCCGAAGGTGTTCCTCCTTTTGGCATGGGGCTTGGTATCAATACCGGTGTGGTTGTTGTTGGAAACATGGGTAGCGATCAGCGTTTCGATTATACTTGCCTCGGTGACTCTGTCAACCTTGCTAGTCGTTTGGAAGGACAAAGTAAACCTTATGGAGTAAAACTAGTAATAGGACCTAAAACAGCAGAGTATGTATCTGATGAATATTTTACTCTAGAACTTGATGCTATAGCTGTTAAAGGTAAAAAGCAAGGTGTTAATATCTATACAGTATTAGATACTAATAAAAATATGGATATGCGCGGCCTATCTTACTCCAAAGAAGATCATAATGTTATGCTAAATTACTATAGAACTATGAGATTTGGTCATGCTATTATTCTGTGTGAGAAATTATCCCGAGCTTTTAATGGGGAAATGAAAAACTATTACGAGATGATGATAGATCGTTGTCGCGAGTACGAAAAAACCCCGCCACCAGCTAACTGGGACGGGGTTTATAGAGCTACTAGTAAGTAGTAGATTTATTTCTTTTTTGCGGCTCTAGCTTTTTTAGCAAGATCAGCATCTGCTGTGTAATAAGTCTTACCTTTTGTAATAAAACTGTTAACCCTAGCATGTGCCCATTGTTGAACAGTAGCACCGGGGCGATGTCCTGTAGCCCAAGCAGCTGCTCCTCTGCGATAGACTTGTTCTAATATGCTCTTTGGTATTTTAGATGCTTTTGCTTTTGCTGCTAGTCCTTTGTCTTGTGGCTTACTTTTTAGTGGCATTTTTCTTACCATATCGTTTTTGATAAGCTAAAGTATATTTACTTGGCTTAGTCTCAACGCCCTTATCTGTTTCAAATGGTTGATATGAGTAATTACCAGAACGAGCCTGTTCTCTTCTAGATGCAACTTCTTTGGCTCTTTCTCTTCTAGCCTGGCCCTTTAAAGATCCTAGATATCTTTTGATAACACGCTTACCTTCAATGGTTTCAGCAGGAACTTTTTTCATTTCTTCTTTTTTCTCTTTTTTACAGGATAAGATCCTGTAAGTGCTTGAGCATTCATATCAGTATTAAATTGTCCGTAAGAATAAGTAGATTTACCATATGTTGGAGTTATCTCTCCTGAACCTATGCTTCTATCCACAGACGACATACGAGGTTTTTTTGTTTTCTTTTTCATCTTTTTCTAGGATTACTTAGCTTACTACCGCCAGGACCAGCCCAGAGTTCTTTACGAGCCCAGTAGTTAGGAGAAAATTTATCATCTTTAGTAAGATTACCGCTTTTATCTCTAATACCTGCACTCCTAGTTAAATAGTTTTTTCTAGCTTCTGCACTGTAGTTATGTCCGTATCCTTTTTGTCCAAAGTGTACTACTTTAACTTCATCACCTTTTTTAGCTAGAACCATGCGCTTTTTCTCTTCTTTTGTAGATGAGCGGGATTTATTAAATCCTGGAAAAACTGTTCCACGATATTCTATCTTGCCATCTCCCAGACGTTTTACATCTTTAGAACTAGCCATGTTATTTTTCCTTTAAAATAGCTATATGATACTCATACAGAATTATTATTAATATACCTAGTAATAGATATATAGTCAATTTATTTATTTTTAGAATTCTTCTGCTTATCTTTTATACGAGACAATAACTCTTCTTCAGTTAAAACCTTAGCTAAGTTATCTTGTATTATTTTTTTAACTGATTGTTTACCCATTTCTATAAGTTATGCGACCTCTGTGAAGATCATAAGGACTAACCTCTACACGCACTTTATCTCCTATAGATATTCTAATATTATTTTTCCTAATCTTTCCATTAAGATAGGCTAATAATATATTACCATTTATATTTACTTTAAAGGTAGCATTAGGGAGGGCTTCCATAACCACTCCCTCTAATTCAATTAACTCTTTGGACATAATAGTTATAGATCTTCTCGAATACTTCCCATTGTCTATTGGTTAGTTGTGGAAATTTTTTCTGGTAGTTTATCATACTCTTAATCATATTACGTTGATAATCTGGTAATTGTTTTTGCATTAACTCTTCTTCTTGTTTCTTAGTTATTCTTCGTTTCATTTTTGCTTTTCATATTGATTTATTCTATACTTAAGTTCTGGTATAAAAGGTAAAGTTTGATGCTCGAATATTTGAACATCTGAGTTTTCTACCGTAATCAATACAACTATTTTTTTGAGATTAGTATTGAACATCTCATTGTGGGCATAAGCATAAGCCGTGCACTGTATAAAGTAGTCTTTAATATCTTTGATTTGTTTTTTCTTTTTAGAGGTTTTAAAGTCTATAACAGCAGGAACGCCGTTCCACTCTCCAAACATATCTACTCTTCCTGCATATCTAAGAACTTTAGACCATACAGGTATTTCCTGAGCCCATACATTGGTAATGCCACGTTTAGTGCTCTCAATAAGATTAATTATCATTTTCTGAGTAGTAGATTCTTCTGATAGTATTTCTTGGTGCCAACTATTACTACCGTTCCAGTATTTTTCTAAGTAGCTGTGAACAATCTCACCTCTGTCAGTAGCAAGTTTAGATATTCTAGCCGCTTCTTCTTCTCCTACTTTATCTTTCCATTTCTGGAGCCAGATATTATTAGCAGTCTTACCTAGTATAGTAGTAACGCTGGGATAATCGCCGTCAGGAGTTTTATAGACCCTACCAGTCTCCGAAGTTTCAGCTTTTATGTCTTTACAGATATCGTAGTTAAAATTTGTCAATTTGATTACCGAATACGTCCCACCCTGGTCGCTGTGTTCTAGCAAACATTTCTAGGTAAGGTCCGTCAAATAGCCTTTCTATTCTATCATAGGCTTCATCAGGTTTTCTACTATGCTCTCGAAGCGGAGAGATAATTACTTGTCTAACACCCTTATCTTTTCTCTCAAGTGTTTTACCACGTCTACCAAGTAGACACAGCTCTGCGTTGGCTCTAGTATAGTATCCAAGGTTCATTCGGATATCTTTGTCTACATCTAGGGCTTTTAGGTTAGCTGTTTTATTAGTTTTGACCCAAGTAAAGGCACAAGTCTTATACTCAAACCCCCATGCTTTCATTACCTCAAAACTCTTATCAAGAATAGGAAAAGTGACCCACATAAATAATATAGAGTTAGGGGCTGATATCTTTTTGACTGGTAATTTTTTGATATCATCTAAAGTCATTACTTTATAGTCTGGGCTTCTATCTCCACCTGCTTCTGAATAAGTTTCAAAAGTCCACGGAGGATCTGCGTATATAACAGAATATTGTTTGTCTGTGTTAAAAATATCTATATTCACTATTACCTCAAAGAAATGAGCCACAGGACTATTAATCCCATGGCTGCTATAATCATACTAATCGTCTTCATCCGTTATCTCACTACCGGATAGCATCATATGTTTCATTGACTCGATGCCTCCTATAGCCAAGATAATATCAAATTCTCCTGCTAATATGGAAAATATTTTATTATCAGATCCCATACCTACAGCTGCGATACCTGTCAGTTTACCTTCGCTTATCATCTCTCGCATTTCGTCAACAACTTTTAACATCATATCCTTGGTAGATAGATTTCCAGTTGATTTTTTATTTTTAAGGTCTTGAAAGTTAATTATATTATCCATTTTAACAGCACTCTCTAGCTAAGGTATCTACCTCTTCGTTTTCGGGTATACCTGAGTGTGCAGGAACCCATTTCCACTGCACTTTTAGATGACTAGAAATAAAATCTAATTCTTTCCAAAGATCTTGATTTTTTACAGGTTTACCATTGGCTGTTTTCCAACCATTACGTTTCCAACCATAGATCCATTCTGTAATACCTTTTTTAAGGTATTGGCTATCCGTATTAATTTCTACTTCATCAACTTCTAAGTTAGTGTTTTTAAGAGCTTCAATAGCTGCTCTTAGCTCCATTCTGTTGTTAGTAGTATGTGCTTCCTTGCCTATTACAATTTTAGGATCTCTGTCTGTATAGTGAATCTTAGCAGCAAAACCTCCAGGTCCTGGATTGCCTCGACAAGCTCCATCACAAAATATAATAGCTTTATTAATCACCTAGTAATCCTCTTACAGCGGAAAAAACCGCTAAAAACAATCCAATCAAAAATACCATGAACATTATAGATATAAATAAACCTAAAATTAATTCCATGCTACTATAACCTCACCTTTCCAGCTTGGTAGGTAATCTACCCAAGAAGGATGATATACGGTAACTGGGAACAGTTTTCTAAGCTCTATCAATTGTTCATGTGTTGGATGCCAAGGTATAAAGTTAGGCTTCCAGCGACCTACAGGTAGGTGGTCAGATTTAAGGTAGTTACACGTAGGGCATGCTGCTACTACGTTTGTCCACTCATCTTTACCACCTTTAGACATAGGTATTACGTGGTCACGGGTTATTGTCTCCGTAGTAAGTTGTATACTACAGTAAGCACAATGCCCTTTATCTCTATATAGGAGAGAACTTTTAGTTAGGATAGGTCTTTGAGTTCTTTTAACATACTCTTTGCGTATGATAATAGAAGGCCAATTAATTTTAACCCTAGGATTAGGAGTTTTAATAGCTGCCCCATAGTCTGAAACTACAGAACAGGTATCTGCAAAAATTCTTATTACAGCTTGTTTTGCGCTTATTATGTGAAGGGGTAATACACTGATAGGTGTATAATCGGCGTTTAGAACCAAGGTTTTATAATTTGGTGTCATTTTTATTATCTTAATATAAGTTTAACATCTAGTCAAATAAAAACAGAGGGAGATTGCTCTCCCTCTGTCACTACTTAAGCCATTCCAGCTCTTCTTCTGTGTATGGCCACATTTTACTTAATTGGTAGCTTAGTAACCTTTTCTGGATTACGAGAAAAAGTGATCTTTAGCATACCATCCTTAAGCGTTACCTCATCTACAAGGAAAACAGGTGAGATAGGGAATACTGTCTTAAAAGATTTCTTAGTTAGACCCTGATGAACCCAACGTAGTGAGTTCTCTGGATAGGCTGAAGAAGGTTGAGCTTCTACAGTCAGGCGTCCATCTACGTATTCTACAGATAGGTCGTCTTTATTATATCCGGCGACCGCCATCTCTAGCACGTAGGACCCGTTCTTCTCGTCCTTGTAAAGATTATATGGTAGGAAAGTCTTTGCCGAAGCTAGATAGTCTAGCTGACCAAAAATAGCATCTTCGATCTGGCGAATAATATCAATTGTAGTCATGTTTTTTATCTCCTTAAAAGCAAGATTTCATACGTCCCAAATGGCAACGTATAGATATATAGTATAAGAGTTTTGTAGTAACTAGCAAATAAAAATTATTCGCAAAGTTCTACAAGACTCAAGACTTGTTCATTTTTCTCTTCAAGCTCGTCTCTATTGCGCTTGAAAACTGCAACAGCAGTTGCACGAGTGATGCCACTAGGTAGTCCATACTCAGCTTTAAGATATCCTTGAACTTCTTTGATAACATCTCTGGCTGATTCGATGATTATAAGCTGATCTACAATCGCATCAATCTTATTCTTAAAATCTTGAGGATCTAGAGCCTTTGGCTCAGGTTTCTCTTTCTTTGGTTTCTCTGTCATTTGTAATTACTTTAAATCCTTTTCTTATCTCATTAGGTGATTGCCTAATTAATTTTTTTGCTTCTAGCAATGCTAAGACGCTTTGGAATACTACATTAGTCATACTATAAGCTTCCTTAGCTTTATCTGTGTGAATTACTTTCAACACTAAGTTGTTTGCCAATATTAGATTGGCAGCGCCTATCTTAACAGATCCATCATCTCTAGGAGATACTAGTTGCCATTTTTGACACTCATATACTGCTTGTCCGTCAGTTTCAATAACATCAACAGGGTCAGAGGCTAAGATATCTAGTATCTTGTCTACTAGTTCTAGGCTTAGACTTGAATGGTTGGTGACCACCAGGTTGTCCTACCATCGTCTAGGGTAACTTTTTGAATAGGGTTACCATAGGGATCTTCTTTTTTACTATATACCATTACGCCTAGTCTGGCCTTCATCATCTCATCTGGTTTGCTAGGAAACTGGATGTATGTGCCATGATTAGCATATAGATCGCTATAGTTTCGTATGGTAGCGCCGCCCATCTCGTAGCTATTTCTAAGCACTTGCTTGACGCTATCGTATAGTCTAGATAGTTCTTCAACACTGCATTCCTTTACTTTTTTAGACGGATTAAGCCTAGATAAAAATAGGCTTTCACTCTTATAGATATTGCCTACTCCAGATATAGCTTTTTGCTCCATTAAGAAGCTAACAAGGGTTTTATTTTTGTGTTTCTCGCATATCTGTAACCACACTTGTAATTCTGGTGGATTAGATAGCATATCTGGACCCAACTCTTTGAGCTTCTTATCTAGATCTCCTTTAGAGTTAGTTATTTTCAGCGTTCCAAAATTTCGCATATCGCAATAGTATACACTAGTCTCGTCACTAAAATTGAACTTAACTCTGGCATAGTTATTCGGTTCTGTCTTATAGCTACCTGTCATGCCTAGAGTAGAGAATATCCACTGAGTCTCAAGAGACCACCAGATAAACTTACCATGACACTTAACCTCCTTAACCCTCTCAGGTTTAAGAGTAGAAAGTCCAGATATAGGAGTTTTAGTATACCTACCAGATACTGGAACTATAGATGTTAAGGTTTTACCATTAACAACTTGATCTAATTGAGTAGTAACGTGTAATACTTCAGGACCTTCTGGCATTTTTATTCTTTTGTCTAAGCTGATTTACTTTTTCTTTAGCATAGTCAAGTTCGCTAAGAGTTTGACAAAATGCATTAAGAGTTTTAACAAAATCTATAGGAGAATATCCACAACTCTCATGAAATCCTATAGTTAGAACAGGCACAACAGAGAAGTAGTCTCGTCTCTTATAGAAATGAACTAGACCTGAATCATCTTTTGTCCAAGTATATCTTGAATCTAGATGTTTAGCATCAGTAGCTATTTTGTCAAAATTATATGATTGATTCATCGTATCTTTATAAGATAATTTATAGCAGAAAATTTGACAGTTTACCAGCTCAATTATTCTGAGGCTGGAGGGCTAGATACTCACTAAGAGTAAGATCAGATTCAATCATCTTGGGCCTAGTTGGTACTACGTCTACACCCCAGAAATCTTCATGATACTCCTTAGTGTAGTATCTGCTTTTTTCAATAGAATCAAGAGTCGCACAGGCACGACGTGCGGCAGTATTATAGCTCTTTACATCGAGCGGCATAATAGCCCTATTGTAAGCATAGTTAAACCACTTTATGGATTCACTAGGATTCCAGCGACACATATTAGCAGCATCCGTAACTAGACGGTTAAAATCCATATCGAGACCGATAATTTTCATATTACTTATTCCTCTTTTTCTGTGACTTCTGATCTTTAGTTTCTAAATAGTCTTGATAGACCCTTTTAATAAATAGGGCTCCTACAAACTCTCCAGATTGTTCTTTAATTTTAAGATATTCGTCCATTACTTGTGTTTGGCCGTAACGATTGGCCATAGTTTCAAAAAATTGTTTACCTTCAGTGTAATAGCTCATTCTTTTATTATATTATGTTTACAAGTCTTAGGCAATAAAAAAATAAGAGAGAATGGTCAAATAAAGAAAATATTTGACATCTAAGTTTATTATGCTATAGTAATTGAATGTATATAACCCCTCAAGAGCTGAAATCTCAGGTTAGAGATCTAAGAGCAGAGCTTCTTGCTATTGCAAAAGATCTAGGAGGAGAAATTCAATTTCTTAATCAAAGAATTAATGAACTCTATTCTATCATTGAAAATCAGTCAGAGACAATCAGGAAGTTAACTAATGTTCAGTAAACTCTACGGTTTTTATCACGATTTTAATACAGAATCTCTAATAGCAGCTAGATTTCAAGAATTGAAAGATAGTGGTATATTTTTAGAGATGGAAGCTATACCCGCGTCAGATCAATTAGCAGCTCTATGGGGAGTTAACGTATTTCCTACTTTTATTCTTTCAAAGTATAACGCTAGAGGTCCTATTTTACAAGGCGCTTTTCCTGGTCACGATATGTTAGCTTGGTTAAATAAATACAAAATTATAGGTAATAACGAATAATGAAAATTTACGTAAGACACAACGACGTTACTAAAGCATATAAGATATTGATGAAAAAAGTTAACGATGAAGGAGTGTTTAAGACTTTAAAATCTAAAGAACACCACCTTAGCAAGAGTCAAAAGATTAGAGCAAAAAAGAAAATCGCGCTATCTAGATTTAGAAAAGAACAAAAGAAAAAGCGCATGATAGAACAGAGACAAGAAGAAAAGTTCTTACTCTATTCAAAAAAATCAGGTAATCAACAACCTAACCGGAAATATTCTTAAAAATATAACTTGGCTAGTCCTTATAGATTTCATATAATCAATATATGAAAGCATATAAAGGAAAATTCAAAAAGAAAGATGGATCTGAGCGAGAGATGGTTTTTGCTAAGATTCATGACATTGTTAAATATAACAATGAGTTTATCGCAGCTAAAATCGTAGGAGACGGAACTCCTAAAAACTATAAACCCGGACAAGAGCTTGTATGGGATATAGAAGTAGATGATTTTAGAGTTTTTAACTGGGAGAAAGCAACAGAAGTAGAAGAGATTACTATTTCTGAAAGTATTTTTGAAGGGAGTTAAATGACTGACGTTGATAGTGTTTTAGCACACGCAAGACGACTTTACCATCATTATAATAACTTAGAACCTCCTAACAGACAATATTCGCGTGTAGCCGATGATTTTGGTTCTATAATTGAAAACTTAGAGTATATACAATCAAAGTTACACAATGTTTCAGTTAAAACATAACCTTTTTACAAGTGAGATCGGTATAGAATACAACTATAACTACTGGTCTATATATAATGCCAAGGGCAAACTAGTCTTGGCTACTAAAAGTGAAACTATAGCTAAAAAAGCGTTAGATAAATTAAATCACGCCTTAGCTGAAAAAATCTCGTTGATAGCAACGAAATAAGCATACTGGACCGGAGGGCAGAGCTCCGCGCCTCCACCAAACTTGAGGGGGCGAATTAGGATCGACAGGTGTGTAAAGGTTGAAGTAGAGATAGGCGCGCAAGCAGCCTTAATCGCAAGACATAAAATAAATGCTAACGATAACAGCATCGAAGGTATCCGCCTAGCGGCATGACTTCTGCGGTATGGGCTCCACCGTATTACCTAACGGGCCTATTTTCTTAGAAAGATACTATATGTTTATCTACTGGCGCGTTTGCGAGATGCAAAAATCCATCAGTTATGTTAATAGGTGGAAAAACTACAATAAAACAGAAATTCTTAAAAAGTGTTGGCTATCTCTTCAAGAGTCAGTATCTAAAGACGACAAGATTATCTTAATAGAAGATAATGTAACTCAAGAAACCTTAGATTGGTTACTAGAAACTAGTAAAACAACAGTATCTATAGTTCATGTTCCTGAGCATACTTGGGAATTTCATCAACATACTGTTACTCTTTTTAATACTTTAAAATATTATGTAAAAGATCAAGAACAGGCAAGCCACTTCATTGTAGAAGATGACTATATGTTTGTTCCTAATGGACTAGCAATTTTTAAACAGGCAGTAGATAACTGGAATCAGGGATTTGCTGTTCCATATGATTATATCGATAGATATACTGATCAAAAACCCACACAAATAGTTTTAGGCCCAGACAGGCACTGGCGGACCGTAGATAGTATTACTATGACGGTTGCAGCCAAAGGCTTTGTCTGGGTTAAGTATATGCAGGATCTTGAGCAAGCAGCCCCTACTAGTAATGATAAAGTATTTGAGGATATCTTAAAACAAGTTCCTTGTATCTCACCCCTACCAACTCTTGCAAGCCATCTAACAGAACATCATATAAGTCCTTATATGAATGTCGATGCTCTTTGGGATTATTATAAATGAAAATATATATAACAGGCATAGCAGGCTTTTTAGGTAGTCACCTAGCTAAAAGATTTTTGATGAAAGGTCATACCGTAGCAGGTTGTGATAATCTCATCGGAGGTTACCTAGATAACTGTCCTGCTCCTGCTGATTTTAAGCAAATAGATATCTTAGACTATGCATCTCTTTCAGAGCATATGAAGGGATCTGATATAGTTATTCATACTGCAGCTCTTGCATATGAAGGACTATCTGTATTTAGTCCTAAACTTGTTACAGAAAATATCTATGCAGGAACTATGAGTGTTGCTACTTCTGCTGTGGCGTGTAAGGCAAAACTACTATTGAACTGTAGTTCAATGGCTAGATATGGTTTAATAGAACCTCCCTTTACTGAGGCTTCTATTTGTAACCCAATTGACCCATATGGGTTAGCAAAATACCAAGCTGAACAAGCTATTAACTTAATGAGTGATATACATGGTATAAAAGTAATCCATGTGGTTCCACATAATATTATTGGAACTCATCAGAAGTATGATGATCCATATAGAAATGTGGTATCTATTTTTATTAATTCACTGCTACAAAGTAATAAGCTCATTATTTACGGAGATGGTTTACAAAAGAGAAGTTTTAGTCCCGTAGTAGATTGTTTAAATGCAATAATTAAAATTATTGAAAGAGACAATATTGCTAATAAAGAGATATTTAATATAGGTCCAGAAGGTAACGAGATGACTATTAAAGACCTAGCCTATAAGATAGCACATCTATGTGCTATCTATCCTAGTGTTCAGTATCTTGCTGACAGACCTCAAGAAGTAAAAAATGCTTGGTGTAGCAGCGAAAAAGCAAGAGTAGAACTTAATTACTCTCCTAACACTAACATAAATGATACTATCAAAGAAATGGTAGACTGGATTAAAGGTAAAGGTCCAAAGCCGTTTGACTATAAATTACCTATAGAAATCATCAACGAAAAGACGCCTAAAACTTGGACAGAAAAACTATACTAATACATAACTCCCAAGCTATGGGAGATTGTTTAATGGGTACACATGCTGCTCGTTTTATCAAACAAGCACATCCAGATTCTAATATAGTTTTTTGTATTAGAGAGAACTTTGAACTAACTACCACTAAAATAATAGGTCAAGGAGTTATGGAAACCTTAGACATCTTATCTTTGCAAGAAGGTATAGATGATGTAGGCATAGTTCTGGCAGATGGCCGAGTTATGAGTAGAAAAAATAGCATACAAAACGGTATATATAAAGTATACAATCAACACGGTTGGTATGCTGATCTAGGTATTGTCAAAAGTGCTTTAGTAGATATAGCAGAAGAAATAGGTTGGAATAACGTAAATACAGAAACAAATTTTTCTGTAGGAGAACAGCTAGATAAAAGACCTGTATTCTCTGTAGTTACTGCAGGTCCTTTAGATTGGGATAGGAAATTAGGTCAAAACATAGACTTAGCTAAAGTTTTTGGATATCTTAGACATCTTATACCAGAAGCAACTATTATACCTTTAGGTAGAGATATTAATCAACAGACATATCTAGAAGCCTTAAAAACTCTTAGCACCTGTCATCTTTATATAGGGCCAATGGGATCTATGACAGCAGCAGCTGCCGGGTTAGGAGTTGATACTATTAATGTATGTAGCGTATTTCCACCATCTTTTGATTCTCCAGAATTTTATCATTCTGGAAATCATCATAGCGTGACTGCTAAAAACGATAAACACTGTATAACTTATAAGTGTATTAAAGCAGCATATTATAAAAAAGACGAAATAAAAATAAATAATCCAGAGGTCGAAAACCATTTCTGGACACAAACCTGTAAGTATATGCCAGATAATAAATCTTGCGTAGCTAATATAACAGCAGAGGACATTATAGAGAAGATTGATTTATGGTTCGCACGGTCAAATTTAAAGAACAGATAGTTCCAGAATATATAACTAATGGTTATCATACTAGGTTTATTGAACCTGTAGCTCTAGAAGTATGTAAAGGTGAAGGACTTGATGTAGGTTGTAATCGTCCTGAATGGGCGTTAAAAGGTGCAAGACCTATCGATCCATTAATAAACCCAAACGAACACGCTACTTCATTGCCTCTAAGATATGGCGGCTGGGATTATATCTATAGTTCACATTGCTTAGAGCACATACCTAATTATATGGAAGCTTTGACTTTCTGGACTGCTATGCTCAAGAATAAAGGCATCTTATTTTTATATCTACCCCATCATGACTGTAGATATTGGAGACCTTGGGAAATGCCTACCAAGAAACACCTTCATCAGTTTTATCCAGATCAAATGGAAGATGTCTTTAAAAATCTAGGCTATACAAATATTTTTGTAAGCGGAAGAGATCTTGCTTATAGCTTTGCCGTATATGGAGAAAAAAGTGAATAAAGTAAGTATCATATGTCCTTATATCTTTGAAAACGAAATAACACATTTAAAAAATGCATCTATGGATATAGATGTAGAATTTATTTTTGAAGAAGACAGTGCTAGGATAGGCGCTGACCTAATGTATCAAAGATTATGGAAACGTGTATCTCCTAATGATGTAATTATCTTACACTCCGATATGGACTTTGTAGATGGTGTTGCCACTTGGTATACCAATCTGTTATCATATGTTAATAAGTATCCAGAAGCAGGATTATTTGGATGTAAGCTTTTATATCCACTGAAAGATTCAAAAGGGGATAAGCTAATTCAGTCCGCTGGCGGTAAGTTTTTAGAAGACGGTAAACCCGACCATTTTGGCTCTGGTATAGACGTCTTTTCTCAAAAAACCTTTAAGGAAGTAGAACCAGACTTAGGCCAATACGACTTTGTAAGAGAAGTAGCATGGACCACTTTTGGCGGCATCTATATTAGAAGACAGGTATTAGATCAGGTGGGAGATTTCGATCCTGACTATGAATGGTCCTATAACAGAGATGTTGATTATTGCTTAAAAGCTCGAGAAAAAGGTTGGAAAATATACCAAGTGCCTACCTCTCTTTATCATTTTGAAACTAAAGATGTGAAAAGAATTAGAACTAAATCTAATGTTGAGGCAGAAACCAGAAATCTAGCTACACTAATTTCTAAATGGAAAGGCTCAGAGTTTTATAGAACTCTCGATATGAGAGTGAATGACTAAATATATTAAAAAGGAAGATTTAGAAAAAATTATAGATAGCACTGTTACTGAAACTAAAAAAGAAGAAAAACCCATCATCTTAAAATCTTATTTCGGTTGGGTTGCTACTATACTGTTTTTTATGTTAGCTATACTAACAATACTTATAATTACGATACCCATAGTAGTTATATTTAGTATACCCATATGGTTAGAGCTATGGTTACGTGGAGAATTAAAAAATGACGGAAGATAAAGTAACAAAGTTAATAGAGTTAGCTAAAAACTCTTACGAAGATGCACAAAGAAACAAATCTAAAATTACCAATGATTGGCGAATTATGGATCAGCTATGCGTATCTTCAAAAAGATTCAAAAATTTATTAAACAATCTATGTTCGATGGATAACTGCTGTTATTTAGAACTAGGCTGTTTTAGAGGTGGCACCCTTATGGCTGCTCTTTACAACAATAAACCTCTCAGTGCTTATGCTGTAGATAATTTTTCATTTAATCCACTAGATCAGTATAAAGATCCTGAGACAGGTAAACTATCACACTATAATCCAGAAGGATGGGCTAATGTAAGGATCAATCTTATAGAAAACCTAGAAAGATTAGGTTTAGATAAGTCTGTTAAGTTATTTATGGGAGATTGGAATAAAATATCTCCAACATTTATCAAGCATAGAATTAATATAGTTCATCTAGACATAAATCTTAGCACCGTAGATATATTAAATTTTTACGATAATAAATTTGATGACGCATTTGTATTAGTAGTATCTAATTATAATGAGCCTACTATTAGAGAGGATTTTAAAACCTATATTACTTCTAAAAAATATGCAATTAAGCATGAAATTGTAAATTACAGCTCTTCTAATTCTGATTCAGAAGGTTGGTGGAATGGTTTAGGTGTATTTGTTATTCAGAAAAACAACGGAGAAGTAAATGAGAAAAAAGTCAGTAATCAGCCTAATCAGCTATGATGCAGAATATTTACCAGATAGCATACGTAGTTATTATGATTTCGTAGATGAAATCGTATTAGGATTAGATGAGGATAGAGTTACCTGGAGTGGTAATAAGTTTTCTTTTAATGAAGGAGAGCTTTACAAAAATCTAAAACAAATAGATGTAGATAATAAGATATCTATTATTGAACATAATTTTCATCAAAGCAAAGTGGCTCTTGAAAACGATAATTTCGAAAGAAACTATCTGAAGTCTCATTGCTCACATGATTGGGTTTTTAGCATTGATGCAGACGAAACGCTTATAAATACAAAAGAATTTTTTCTTAAATTTCTACCATTAGTGGAGAGATATCACAATAAAGTCGATCTGTTGTTTACATGGTTTTTACCTTATAAAGAGTTAGACGATTCATTCTTAGTTATTGCTAATAATGATAATTCTTGGTTCAGGGGAGATACCCAAGGTTTTGTAACGCACAAAGATAATACTTTTACTTATTGTAGATGGACTAATAATAAAAGACATCTAATGTCTCCTTTATCTATTTTACACTGGAGTTTCTGTAGATCAGAACAGAAATTAGGTCAAAAACTAAATAATTTTGGTCACAGTGATAAGACTGCAGGAGATCCTTTCTTTCACAATTGGAAGTTAGTTAATAAAGATAACTACCAACAGTTAAGGAATTTTAAAACAAGTGGATATGGTGCTAATCAGTGGGAAAAATTGATTAGAATCCCTAAAAATGAATTTTACGGTGTCGCAACCAACGAGGCTAGAAGAGTATATACATGAATATAGAGATAGTAGGTAAATTTTTTGATAATCACAGTCTATCAATAGTAAATAGAAATTTAGCTATTGAACTAGATAAGATATTTGAAAATACAGATAATAAAATAACAATTACTCCTATAGATCAATTTAATCCCGATGCAAAAGTAAATAAGACTATAGCAAAAAGATTAATAGAACTATCTAAGATTAAGCCAGATATTATAGATATACAACTTAGACATACTTATCCACCTATGTGGGTATGGCCTAATAATCCTAAGACTAAAGTTGTATTTATTCAGCCTTGGGAATTTTCTAGGGTGCCTTTTGAATGGCAATATAAGTTTGAAACTTTTGCAGATCATGTTATAGTTCCAAGTAACTGGACTAAAGATAGATATTTAGAAGGTGGAGTTAATCCTGCTAATATATCTGTAATCCCTAACGGGTATAATCCAGAAATATTTAACAAAACCGGACCTTTAACATCTTTATTTGATGATAAGAAATTTACCTTTACATTTGTTGGCTGTGGTCAGTTTAGAAAAGGTATTGATATACTAATAGATGTTTTTAAAGATAGTTTTGTAAAGGCAGATTCAATCAGACTGTTTATTAAAGATTCTCCACAAATTTACGGTCAGAACAACATCTTACATGAGATAACTAGAATTCAATACCATAAAGGATGTGCAGAAATTATTTTCAACGACGATTCTCTATCCGAAGAAGAAATGGCTGGTATCTACAGATCTACTGACGTATTGGTGCATCCTTATCGAGGAGAAGGTTTTGGTATGCATGTTCAAGAAGCTATGGCTTGTGGAGCATTACCTCTAGTAACGGGAGGGGGTGCAACAGATGATTTCATAAATGATGAATGTGGTCTTAGAATTAATTCTAGTCGTAGATTTATTAACTTAACAGAAGAAAGAGTCTTTGCTACAAAACCGGGAGACAGCCTTTCAAATATGGGTTCTCACGGATGGATACTTGAGCCAGATGCAACTGATTTTAAACATAAAATGATGTATCTATACTACCATCAGGAAAAAGATTCTGTTCTTTCCAAGGTAAATAATGCTAAACTAACAACATGGCAGCTAGCAGCCCAGATGTATGCAAGCGTATTTCAAAACATTGTCAATCAAGATAGGAATCCAATAAGGATCAAGTAAATGTTAGAAGAAGTAGACTTTGGTATCGCATATATGAAAAATGAATATACAGGCGTCAAAGTCACCATGAGTCCTTTTAGGAATAACATATACATTCATATCAGAGAATATATTTTTGATCCAGATATAGAAATATGGTTCCCTACTAAAAAGGGTTATGCACTAAATGGATATGAGGTAGATTCTGTTATAGATCTTTTAGAAAAAGCTAGTATTAGATTGAGTAAAGAGATTAAACCAGAAGATCAATTAAATTTTAATTTCGAGGAGTAATAATGAGTACTAAAGCATGGTCAGATGAAGAAGAATCTAAACTGAAAGAGCTATACCTAAATCAAACACAAGATATAGAAGAGATAGCTCAAGAATTCCCACATAAGGGATATAGAAGTATTATCTCTAAACTAGTTCAGTTAAAGATCTATCAAAAGCCTGAAGAGGCACAGCCTGATAAGACGAAAACAGTTAAACTAATGCTAAGAGATCTAGAAACAATGCTTGATATAGAAATTGAAGGCACTAATCTTAATAAAAAAGAAAATTTAAAAAATCTAGTCGAATCAGTAACTAAACTATACTCACTTGCAAATAAATGATAATAGGTATAAGTGGTAAGCTATACAGCGGCAAGAACACCTTTGCTGCATGCTTATTGAGAGAATTTGATTATCGCGGTATAACTTTTCATCTAAAATCTTTTGGTTTTAAGCTAAAAAAAATAGGAGCTTATCTGACTAATACGCCAGAAGATTTATGGTTTACTCAAGAAGGTAAACAACAATATCTAAATGCCTGGGGTATGACAATAGGGGAGTTTCAACAAAAACTTGGAACAGAAGCTATGAGAGAGTGCATTCATAAAGATGGATGGGTAATGGCTCTTATGGCGGATTATGACCCTTTTTGTAATTGGATTGTTACAGACGTTAGATTCCTTAACGAGGCTGAGTCAATAAAGTCTAGAGGTGGAATCATAATTAGAATAGAGGGTGATCCTTTAGGTAAAAGACATACGTCTACTAGAGACATAAACCATCCTAGTGAAACTTCTCTAGATAGCTATACTAGTTTTGACTATATAATACAGAATAATTCTACGATTGATAATTTACAAATGCAAGCAAGTCATATTGCTTTAAACTTGCTAAGAACTACTTTTATTTAATATAATACAAAAATGAATTATCAAGAACTTAAAGAGCTTATCAAAAAGCACTGCTATCTTTATTACGATGTTAATCGTCCAGAGATTTCAGATCAAGAGTTCGATCGTCTCTATGATGCGCTAGAAGCCATAGAAGATGCTCAAGGCTGGTCAGATTATGATTCTCCTACTCGTAAAGTTGGTGGCTCTAAAGGTAAAGTCAAGCACAAGCACAGGCTTTATTCTCTAAAAAAGATCTATGATAAGGAAGAGCTAGATCCAGCATTCAAGGTGGTAACACCCAAGATTGACGGAGCAAACATAACTCTAATCTATAAGAAAGGTAAGTTTACTCTTGCCCTTACTCGTGGAGATGGAGAGTTTGGCGAGGACGTAACTCATCTAGTTAAGCATATTCAGAATATCCCTATGGAAGTATCTTCAAAATATGAAGAACTTGTAATTAATGGCGAGTGTGTAACTGATAATGAAGTTACTAACTTTCGTAATTACGTATCTGGTGCTCTGGGACTTGACTCCGCAGAAGAATTCAAAACCCGTAATATTAAATTCATAGCTCACGAATGGCTAGGGGTTGATATTGATTATAAGACTAGGATGAACATAGTAAAAACTATGGGATTCTTAACCGTTATGGATGGAGAGATACTTAATAAGTATCCTCAAGACGGAGAAGTCTATAGGCTAGATTCTTACAAAGATAGTGTTAGACTTGGGTGGACTTCCAAATACCCTCGTTTCGCTGTCGCCCTTAAACCTCGAGGTCTCTTAACAGCTATTGCTGAGCTACAAAATGTAGTTTGGGTAGTTGGAAGGACTGGTAGTGTTAATCCGGTAGGAATTGTATCTCCAATCACTTTGGATGGTGCAGTTATTACTAGGGTAACTCTACATAATATTGGCATTATTGAAGAACATGATCTTGCTCTAGGCGATATTATAGAGATTGAAAGAGCCGGCGGAGTAATTCCTAAATTTATTCGTGTAGTAGATAAAACAAAGACTAATAACAAAATTACTGCACGACACGCTGAAGAACAACTAGGTATTAAAACCTATCGTAATGGTCCTAAACTATTTTGCGAAGACCACGAAGATCTAAGTGCGCCTAAGGTTTTGGAACATTTTATCAAGACTATGGGTATCAAAGGTCTCGGCCCTTCTAGCGTTAGCAAAATGAAACTGTCTCACCCTCTTGATCTATACAAAGATCAAAACTGGAACCTACTAGGAGCTAATGGTTCAAAGGTAAAAGCTGAGATTGAAAAAAGCAAGAATAAGCCATACCCGGTTGTTCTTGCAGCTCTAGGTATTCCTCAGATTGGACTAACCCTGGCTGAGAAAATTGTTAAAAAGATACCTAATTTTAACAGACTACGCGACGTAGAAACTATTAAAATTGAAAGCGTAGCTGAGAAAACTATAGACAGTATTCTCAGCTGGTTAGATATCAATGAGGACTGGGTAACTGAGCTACCTCTTAATCTATCTATTGATATGACTCTAGAGAGTATCACAGCTCCTATCTCTAAAAACAAGAAAATCTGTATTACTGGCAAGTTTGACCTAACTAGGGAGGAACTCGCTGAAATTCTAACAGGTTACGGATATGAAGTAAAAAACACGGTAACTCGTGATCTTCATACCCTAATTAGTGGCGGAGATACTACGTCTAGTAAGTATAAAAAAGCTGAGCAATACGGTATTAACATTATAGACTTTTGGTCAAACAAAGAAAAGATCCTAACTGGTCAATTCTAATTTTGATAAAGTTTTTAATCATACCATTAAAGAAACTTGTTTACACTTTAATCTTGCTCAGCTCTAAGTTCGCTGATATAATCAGAACATAATCAATCGGGAAGATAGCTGATTGAAAACACATAAAAGAGGAAAATATATAAATCATGTCAAAGTTTGAATACACAGACGAAATGGTTGCTCGCATGCAGTCACTTTGCGCAGGTGGAGTCACCGAGGAAGTCGTTGAGTCTATTTGCACTGAGTTCGAGTTCCCACGTCGTTCAGTAACTGCCAAGCTACGTAAGCTAGGCTACGATGTGCCTAAGAAGCCAGGCGCAGCCCCAATCTTCTCTCCTGAGGAGACCGAGGCACTAAAGCAGTATCTAGCTGCAAATAGCGGTAAGTTTACCGCAGAGGAGATCGCTGCTAATTTCGGTGGCGGTAACTTCAATGCCCGCCAGATCAACGGTAAGGCTCTCTCACTAGAGATGACTCAGCACATCAAGCCAGCTGAGAAGAAGGTAGCTCCAAAGAGCTATACTGCTGAGGAAGAGGCTCTAATCCGTCAGCTAGTCGGTAATGGCGCTCATCTAGAGGACATTGCTGCCAAGCTAAACAAGCCTGTCAATTCAGTTCGTGGTAAGCTTCTATCAATGGAGCTAAAGGCACCACAGCGTGACAAGAAGGCTACCAAGACCGATCCATACGAGGGTATCGAGGAGATGGCCGACAAGACCGTAGCCGAGATTGCTGCTCACTTCGGCAAGACCGAGCGCGGTGTTCGCACTGTTCTCACTCGTCGTAAGATGGCTTGCGCCGATTACCAGCCAAAGGCTGAGTAATTGCTCAAGTAAGTTGAGGGGAAAAAGCGGTAGGGTTCAAAGCCTACCGCTTTTTTATTTTTATGAGTAAAGACCTAGAACCGTTTGAACTATTCAATCTACCCGAGAATACACTGAACTATGTATTATCTCTTCCAGAAGAAGAGAAGACTGGTTATTTTCATAGTATAATTTCTAGATTTTATAGTGATAGTGAACTTAGTAATGAAAAATATAAAGAGCTACAAGTAGCTTATAGAGCTAGTTTTATGCTTGAAAAAATATATAGAAACAACAAAGCCTTAAGAGATGGTTTTAGGCCTGTATACTCAAAGACCGGTCTTATACGAGATCTAATAAACGATTTATATTTTATAGAAGAAAACCTACACGTTCATTAAACATTCTACTAGCTAAATATAAGTAAAAATTGTAATATATAGTATGACTAATTTAACAGGATATTGGCTATCTGAAAAGCCTACATACAGACTTGCAACGTGTTGTATGTTTGATAAACCCCCTCTAGATAAAATGAACATGGGCACTACTACTAAAACAAGCGCCCTGTCTAATCACAGAAAACCGCTAGATAAAGCAATCTACAATGCTAACAAGCTACTAGAACAGCTAACCTATCTAGCAACACAACCAGAGGAGCTCAGATATTGGAGAATTAGTTCTGAGCTATTCCCGTGCTACACGGTGAAAGAGATAAACCCTTATTATGCAGAAATTGAAGAAACACTTAGAGACATTCTTGGACGTGCTGGTAAACTCGCCATTTCTAGCCGGATTCGCCTTAGTAGCCATCCTGGTCAGTTCACTGTCCTTGGTTCAAACCGCTCTGACGTGGTTACAAACTCCGTAGAAGATTTGCACTATCACGCGCAAATTTTTAAATGGATGGGTATACCTGCTAGAGAAGCTATTATCAACATACACTTACAAGGTTTGTATGGTGGTAAGCACGTAGACGGTATTAACAGATTTGCCACTAACTATCAATATCTAGATGACTATACGCAAAAAGCTTTGACCGTCGAAAACGAAGACAAGCCTAATGGATATGATATTGAGCATACTCTAGAACTAGCTAGTAAAATTCCTATTAGGTGTATGTTAGATGTGCATCACTATTACTGTCATCGTAAGGGAGAGGACTATATCACGCATACTCATCCTTACTTTAAAGAATTTTTGAAGACTTGGTATCCTATCAGACCCGCGATGCATAAAAGTCAAAGTAAAATAGGGTCTTCTAGAATGAACGAACACTCAGACGAATTTCACGATGAGTTTTTCTCTAGTATCGCAGTTCCTATGCTAGAGTATACTGATATTGAGTGTGAGCTTAAAAACAAATGGACAGGTGTTCAGAATTTCTACAATTATGTAAAAGAAGAAGAACAACTAATTGGTGAAAGTCTAAGACTTAAGACCATAAATTAATTCAATACATTTCTATATATTAATGCGTTAGTTTCAATTTAAGTTGACTAACGCATTTTTATTTGCTAGAATCTATTGATGTAAGGATTGAACATGGCTGTAAAAAAAGAAATACCAGAGTCTAAAATTAGACAGGTTATCTGGATGCTTAAGGCAGGTAAAACTAAAAAGGCCTGCTGTGAACATCTAGGTATTGCTTATAATACCAAAAGACTAGATACTATTATTACGGAGTTCAAAGAAGGTATCGAAAGAGAAGAGCGCCTTAAGAAAGAAATTCGCGCTAAGCCTATCGAAGAAACTACTAAAAAGCAGATTATTGATTCATATTTAAAAGGTGAATCAGCCTCTGCAATAGCTGAGAGTTTATACCTAACTCCACAAAAAGTTAAACAAGTTCTTATAGAAGGTAACGTTCCTATCAGGGCTCGCTCAAAAAGAGGCGAAGCCAATGTGGACCATGTCATTCAAGACCTTGACAAAAAGTTTGTCAAGGGTGAGAAAGTATTTGTTGCCAAAGTTAACGGATTTGCTATAGTAAAAGAAATATATGATGAAGAGTATTTAGAGAGGTTTGACAACGCTCATCTAAAATCTGTAGAGTTGTATGCTTGGTCCAAACTAATTCCAGATCAAGAACCTGTAGAAGGTGTTCATTTTGAATCCTACTATGTTCTTGACGACGGGAGTGAGTGGAAACGCGAAGCTGCTCAAAACTTCATTAACAGAGTTACAAAAATAATTGAAGAAACAGGAAGAGAGACTTACCTGGTATACCATACCGGAGAGTATTGCTATTTTGCAGAATACTATCGTAGAGATCTTTTCCCGATAGCAGGGAGTAGCCCAGTTGCTTGATTTACAAAAACTAACTCTAGGCAGACTATTAGAGTCTAGAGATAATGACTTTTATTCAAAACTCATGTCTGAATATTTTTCAGGCATGAACCTTGTCTTATATGACAAGATAAAAAGCTTTTATAAAGCTAACTTACGTCTTCCAAGCATTGACGAACTACTAGTAGTTCATAAAGATGTGTCTCTACAAGATTATATAGAGACACAAATCTTAAATGATACTAATAAGTATGAAACCATAGCTAATGCATTCTTAGTAGCGCAGCTACAAGATCACTATGTTAGGGAAGAGAGCATAAGATTTCTAGATAAGTTTATGGATGATTTTGAGAATCTAGAAAAAGTAGAAATTATCGATAAGCTACAAGAACACGTATTACAATTAAATAAGGCTGCGCCATCTGTAGATGAGCTATTCGACGTAGGAGAATTAGAATTCTTTCCTAAAGGTGACGATTTTATCTTATATCCATCAGGTCTTAGCACAGAATATGATTCAGTTAATGGAGGATTTGCTCTCCAGGAATTAGTCTTGCTAGGAGGTCGTAGGGGTAGTGGAAAATCGATCATAAGTCTTAATTGTGCTTACAATAGATTCAAACAAGGAGCTACTGTAGCCTTTTTCACAATTGAGATGAGATATAAAGAAGTATACGATCGACTTCTATCTATTATCAGCGAAGTTCCTTTCCTTGATATCTATAGAAATGAATTACGAGAAGATCAGAAAGTGAAAATATTACAGGCCAAGGTAGATACATTCTATCAGCCCAATCCTGAACTTCTTAAGCTAGTAGAAGAAACAACTAAGACTAAAGATTTTGATAGGTTTGAACTAGAGATGAAAAATCGTAAGTTCCCTATGAAAGATAATAGATTTTTCCTAATAGATGATGAAAGCCTCAACTTGTCTAGAATAGATCACTATTGTAACCTATTCAGTAGTAAATACCCTAATTTTAGTATGGCAGTTGTAGACTATATCAATATTATTAAGATACCAGATCAGAAAGATTGGAAATCTCAGATTGTTCTGTCTGATAGTTTGAAATCTATGGCTAGAAAATACAACGTAACCGTTCTTTCTCCATTCCAGATTGATTCATCTGGAGAAGCCAGATTCGCAAAAGGTATCTTAGATTTCGCAGATAGAGCTTTCAGCTTTATGCCTGTAGATCAGGAAAAAGATCCAGATAAACTTAAGATGATGACTTCAAAAATTAGAAACGGTAAAACTCTTAACTTTGAAGTATTTATGAATTGGCCATGTGTTAAGATTGATCCAACACAGAGCAAAGTTATTAATGAGAACTTATTGCCAGGAGAAAGATATGGATCAGAAGAATCTTCAAAGGATCTATAAATAAATGGACTTAATAACAATATTAGATGATAGAGGGATTCCTTATAAGAAAACTAATAATCCTTCTACAATTCTTATTAGATGCACTTCTGGATTACACGAAGACAGAGATCCTTCTCTAAGTTATAACTTAGAGAAGAATGTCTTTAAATGTTGGAGCTGTGATTTCAAAGGCGGTGGTTCTAAGTTTCTTCAGTCTATAGGAATTGTTACGCGAGTTCCTATAGAAACTAAACAAAAGTTTAAAGTCCAGAAGCTAAAACAAAAGCTAACGGCATTTATAGAAAAAGACAATCTTAAACTTCCTAATACCATGCCTGTAGATTTTCCCTTCAAAGGAATATCAGAAGATGTATTACAGGAATTTGGAACTTTCTTAACGCATGAGATGGGGATGGAAGATTATATTTGCATACCCGTATATCAATTTGGTAGACTTAGATTCATTGAAGGCAGGCTTAGACTTGCCAGTAGTAAAAAACCGAAATACTTTCGTAGACCAATGGGAGCCTCTGTAACTCAGATACTATTCCCTTTGGATAAGATAGAGAAAACAAAAGAAATTATCTTAGTAGAAGGTATATTTGATATGTTAAATATGTGGCAACACGGATTTAAAAATGTCTTATGTATCTTTGGAACGCAGAATTTCGGTCCTAAAAAAGTAGAATTATTAGATCAGATAGGTATTACTAAAGTCCATATATTGATGGATGGAGATTCTGCTGGTGTTAGAGCAGCATCTAGTATTCAAAAACTATTAGAATCTAACAGTATCGAAACAAGAAATATCAGTTTACCTCCTGGAAGAGATCCAGGAGATCTTTCAAAATATGAATTGGAACAAGCCATAAAATGACAAAACTAGCTTTCGTATGCGCTTCTGTAGCTGACAAGACGCTCGACTCTTGGCTAAAAGAATTAGCGCCCAAAACATTACAATCTAACTACGATATAAAATACCTATGTTCATCTCCTAAAGAGAAAATCCTTAAGAAGGATGTTGATCTTGAGATGGCCGTATTAGACACTTATCCCTTTGTAGTCCCTGTCGGAGCAGAGGCTCTTAAGTATGTCTGCGGTATGACAGGTATTACTAAATATAATGGAACAGTGGTAAAAGAGAAATATATACCACTGATGCATCCTAATATTATTTCAGTTAAACCCCAGAGTAAAGATGAAATAGTAAAAGCTCTCTCTACTATCACTGAGCTAGTAGAAGGTAAATTTACCGTAGTTGTAAACGAGAAATACCACCAATATATTGATAGTAAAGATTTGTTTACAGAATATCTAGATACTAGGTTCAGAGATGCAAAAGAGATAGTATGCGATATTGAGACCACTGGATTATCATTCATGGATAATGATATTATCGGTGTAGCCTTTAGCACTAGACCTCACGAAGGTGTTTTCGTATCTAAAGATGTTATTGTTTCTTTCAACGAGGAGCTAAAAAGTCTTTTAAAAACTAAAAAGGTTATTTTCCATAACGGCAAGTTCGATCAGCAATTTCTAAAGTATCATTTCAACTGGGAATTTCCAGATTTTGAAGATACAATGCTTTTGCATTACTGTCTAGAAGAGGCAGTAGGAACCCACGGACTAAAGCCTCTAGCTCTGAAATATACAGATCTAGGTGATTATGAACGTGAGTTAGATGAATATAAAAAGAATTTCTGTAGAAAGAGTAAGATAAAACTAGAAGATTTTAATTACGGAATGTTGCCTTTAGACATCCTGTCTCCTTACGCTTGTAAGGATGCGGATGCAAGCTTTCAGCTATATTTAAAGTTCAAGCCTCTTGTAGATAAAAACTCTAAGTTTAAAGTATTATATGAAACTATCTTACTACCCGCTAGTAAATCTCTTATGACCCTAGAGAGAAACGGTGGGCCTATTGATGTAGAGTTCGCTAAATCTCTAGTAGATGGATATAATGTAGAAATCAAAGAAGTCTTAGATAAAATATATAAAGACGAAGCTGTTGCGCGTTTTGAACGTATCTATGAAAAAACTTTTAATCCTAACAGCACAATGCAGCTGCGGGAACTATTCTTCTCAATTCTCAGACTAGAGCCTGTTAAAAAGACAGATAGCGGAGCTTGGTCTACTGATAAAGAAGTATTAGAAGAACTAGATCATCCTCTAGCTAATCTCATCCTTGATCTTCGTAAGAAGAAAAAGATCGCAGATACCTATCTAGAAGGTATTATTTCTGGTCTTAACTCAGATAATAGACTTCGTAGTGGTTTTAATATTCATGGAACTACTAGTGGCCGTCTATCAAGCTCTGGTGTAATTAACTATCAGAATATACCTAGAGATAACAAAGATATTAAGAAGATGTTTAAGGCTCGTCCAGGATTTAAGATTGTTCAGGGAGACTTGAAAACTGCAGAAGTATATTATGCAGCAGTTCTGAGCAACGATGCCTTCCTACAGAAAGCGTTCGTAGAGAAAGTAGACTTCCATTCGTATATTGCAAAACAGATCTTCAACTTACCTTGTAAGGTAGAAGAAGTAAAAAAGCTGTATCCAGATAATAGACAGTGGGCAAAAGCTATCACCTTCGGCATCATGTATCAAGCAGGTCCTGGTAAGATTGCCGAAACTGCAAACGTAACATACCAAGAAGCCAAGTCTTTCATCCTAAAATATTTTAGAGAGGCTAGTAACCTAAAGGTTTGGATTGATGGGGCTAATGATTTCATTACCCACAATGCTTATATCTATAGTTTCTTTGGTAGAAAGCGCAGACTTCCGGAAAGCAAGTCTCCTAATAGAGGCGTAGCTGGACATGCAATTAGATCTGGAGTTAATTTCCTAGTTCAAAGTGTGGCCTCAGATATCAATCTATTGGGTCTTGTAGATGCTATGAAATGGATTGAAGATAATAACTATCAAGATAGTATTATCCCTTTTACAGTGGTTCATGACTCTATTGTTGCCGAGGTAAGAGAAGATCTAGTAGATACTTGGGCTATTAATATGCGTAACTGTATTCAAAAAGATCGTGGTATTAGTATTCCTAATTGTCCTATAGAAGTAGATTTTGAAATAGGAGACAGTTGGGGAGAGCTTGAGTCATTCAAAGTATAAAGATATAGTTTTTCCTTTTTTCGGTAGAAAACAGAATCCTTACAGTGTGAAGTATAAAAAAGATATAATTCTTGTTAAAATACATTCACATAGTAAGGATGCTGTGTTAGACTATGTAACAGAAGATAATAAAAACCTATCATATTTTACTAGACTGGCTGATTTAGACAATAGGTTAGAGTTTGAAGTAACCTGTAGAAATTTAACAGAATTACTGAATACTAAAGTAAATTGGGGTGTGGACAGTCAAGGTAAAGTATTCGATTTAGTTAATATGGAAAGACTACCGGCTAGGATAGCTAAAATAAGAAAATTTAAAGAAGGACTAATATGGGTAAACTTGGTAAGCTATCCATTAGAGATTTCTAAAACGATTGACTTATCCAGTTTAGATCTATCCGTATTGAAAGCCGTTATAGTCTATGTAGATAAAACCTGGGTTTTATATAACTTTACTTATGAAAATGAAATAGGAAATTATATCTCCGTATGAAAATCAAAAAAGCAACCATAAAAGAAAAAATAATTATACATCGAGAAGACGTAGAAGATACAAGTGATTTTGAATCTCTATATCTCTACAATTACGGAGACGAATTCTTTTCATCTCTAGAAGAGATAGATGATTATTATCTAGTTCCTAGTAATTCATTATTTAAATTGGAAATAGCCGAGCTTAAGGACGAAAGAGTTAAAATTGATATAGATCCCCCACTACAATTCAATGGAAGTTTAAGGCCGGAACAGTTAGAAGCTGTACGGCCTTTTTTTCCAAATGGAATAGGTCAAAGAGGTCTTAACTCAGGACTACTACAAGCACCTTGCGGATGGGGAAAAACTTTTGCAGCTTGCAATCTTATTGCAGAAGCTAGTTTAACAACCTTAATAATAGTTCATACAAAATTATTATTCTATCAGTGGGTGGAAGAGTTAAAAAAACTCATACCTAATCAAGAAATTGGTATGATAGGTGATGGTAAGTTTAATCTTAAACCTATTACCGTGGCTATATATAAGAGTGCTAATAATAATATAGAAGCCATAAAAGATGAGTTTTCTTTAGTCATAGTAGACGAGGCACATCTATGTCCAGCAGAGACATTTTCAGAAACAGTTAATAATATAAATTCAAAGTATAAGATAGCAATTACAGCTACTCCTGCTAGAAAAGACGGACATCATCTTGTATTACCCGATTATTTCGGAGATAAATTAGTAGTAGCTAAAGATAGTAGAAAATTAGCAGATTGTCACTTTGAAATAGTAAAGACTGGTATACCTTTTATGATATTCAATATCAATAGAGATTGGACAGCAAAACTATCTGAACTAGGAGAAAATCCTAAATATCTAAATCTAGTGGCTGATAAAGCTAAAGAAAAGATAAATGAAGGTAGATGCTTATTAGTTCTCTCTGAAAGAGTATCTATGTTAAAAGAACTTCAAAAACTAATACCAGATAGCAAACTCTTAATAGGAGAAACTCCTCAGACAGAAAGAGATAAAATCTTAAATTCCGCTGGAAAAGAAGTCAAAGCTATCTTAACTACTAAGATATTTGATGAGGGCATAAGCTGTCATAGATTGGATACAATCTTATTAACCTGCCCTAATAATAATCCTATCAAACTAGAACAGCGAGTTGGTAGAATAATTAGACTACATCCTGATAAAAAAGACCCATTGATAGTAGACTTTTGGCTAAACGGTCATATAGTAAACGCTCAACAATCTAAGAGAATTCAATGGTATCTAAATAAAGGATTCAAGCCAATTGATACAATTTAATTGGTATGAGTTAAAGTCATGTAGTGAAAATGTGCCTGAAGGTATAATCATGTTGACTTTTGCTCTTAGTAAAGGCTATAATTCAATTATAAGTTCTTCAGAGAGTTTAATACTCTCTAGACTTAATATTGATTATATACCTCAGATCTTATATCGTAAAAGATATATAATTAAAACTAACAAAGGAATTGTTAGTAATTATAATACTCTTATGCCACAGTGTTACTTTAGTGAATATGAGTGGCTATACGATACAGAATCTGTATATAATAAACTAGTATATATCTATTCTTTAAGTCAAAGATCCATAACAAATAAAAATTTGTATATTCCAGAAAGCTATTTAGAAGATAGATACTGGGATAATCCTTACTTAAAACACAGAGATACAAAAATATGGTTCAAACCAGAACTTACACGCATAACAAATAAACTAAACCAAAGGAGATAAAATATGGTTTCATGGGATCAAGCTAAAACAACTACAAGAGCAGACAAGAAAGTAATTGAGAGGCTAACTCTCGCATCAGAAGTAAAAGTTAGATTTGTCGGAGAGGTTCTTCCTCGATACGTCTACTGGGTAATCACAAAAGAAGGCAAGAAGATGCCTGTAGAGTGCCTACAGTTCGATAGACAGACTGAGACATTCAATAGCAATGCCAAAGACCCAATCAAGGAGCTTCCAGCAGATCTATACTCTGAGAAGCCACAGTTCGCATACGTTTGTAACGTCCTTGATAGATCAGATGGTAAGATCAAACTATTCGACGTAAAGTCAACAATCTATAAGCAGATTGTAGATTATGCTCGTAATCCTGAGTATGGTAACCCCGCAGACCTAGATAAGGGTTATGACATGACTATTAAGAAGGAAAAGACAGGTCCTCTACCACAAAATGTAAAGTATACCTGTGTTCCAGCTAGAACAAGCAAGGCATTAACTGCCGAAGAGCGTGCTCTAGAGCTTTACGAAATATCCAAGATGTATAAGCGCCCTACTTACGAAGAGCAGAAGAAATGGCTACTAGATAACACTATGTTGTTCAGCACTCTAACTGATAGCCATCTAACTCCCGAGTCAGTTGAGGATCTTAACTAATGAGTAAAGTAACAAAACTAACTGATCTTGTTACTAAGCCTCAGGAGTCTGTTATTGAGCAGGCTCCTAAAACTCACCAGATACAGCTAGTGCCTGAAGAGTTGCAGAAACACAACATTTTCTTTGCAACACCGTGCTACGGCGGAATGCTAACAGATCAATTTTTTCTATCGATGTTTAAGCTTACACAAGCTTTAAATCATTTTAAAATTAACTACAGACTTACTACTCTTAGAAATGAGAGTCTCGTAACTAGAGCTAGAAATATTCTAACAGCAATGTTCTTAGAAAGTGATTGCACACATCTAATGTTCATTGATGCAGATATTGAGTTTGAGCCAGATTCTGTATTAAGAATGTTAGCAATGAATAAGCCACTCATAGCAGCGGCTTATCCTAAGAAAACTGTTGACTGGGAAAGCGTAAAAAAAGCTGCACTAGAAGGAAAAGATGATATCTCTAAATATAGTGCACAGTATGCTATAAATCTAAAATTTAAAGATCCAAGGACTAAAGAGATAAACGTAGATGGAGGTGCTATAGAAGTTATGGATGCCTCTACTGGATTCTTTATGGTCCAGAGAGTAGTCTTTGAAAAGATGATTCAGGCGTATCCTGAGCTACACTATAAGAACGATAGCTCTATCGACCCTAAATTTAATCCTCATTGCTATGCCTTGTTTGATACTTGGTTAGATCCAGACGACAATAGGTATCTATCAGAAGACTATACTTTCTGTCGCAGATGGCAAAAGATTGGTGGAAAGATTTGGCTAGACCCTAACACTAGATTAAGCCATGTCGGAGCTTTTACATTCCCTGGAGATGTAAGTAGAATCTTTGGAACGCGTTAACCGCGTTATGTCTCTCCGAGACAGCGCTGGGGGTTTTCCGAGACGGCGTGTGGGGTCTTGTCAACAGGCACAAGACTCCCACGTACTCGTTATGTCTCTCCGAGACAGCGAGATTGCAGCGTGTATGCGTTATGCCTCTCCGAGGCAAGATGAAGACGAGTGCGCCATATGGAGAACCGCTGGCACATATATGCAACAACGTCTCATACGTTATTTATAGCACATTATAGAAAGCTTTTCAATGTTTAAAATCTTACATAGTGCAGATTGGCACATACTCTTACATAAAAAGAAGGTTCCCTGGGAGTGGCAACACCAGAGATTTAACCTATTCTTTGAGAAGCTTCTTGAACTAGAAGAAGAGTGTGATGTCCATATCATCGCAGGAGATGTCTTTGATAAGAAGCCAGAACCTGATGAAGTAGCTCTTTTCTTATCCTATATCCATAGAGTAAAGAGAAAGACATTCATTATTCCTGGCAATCATGAGGCTACCTCTAGAGGTGAATCGTTCTTAAAACACTTCACAGGTGAGTATAAGATCAATAATCCACTAGTAGAGGTTATCTGCTATAATGCCTCAAGAGCTACACATACGGCTATGTTTCAGTTCTTTCCGTATGGCGAGATGCAACTAGATAATCTACCGAGACCTATTCCTGGTCATATCCTAGTCACGCATATACGTGGAGAGGTGCCTCCGCATATTACAGCTGAATATGACTTTGAGAAGTTACAGCCGTGGAAACTAGTTCTTTGCGGGGATCTTCATCACAACCACAAGTATCGGGATATGCCTGTCTATTATCCTGGTAGTCCTATGAATGTAAGTTTTGATAGGAGTGAAGACAGAGAGTATGGGGTTAACATTATTGAAGGAACCCTTGACGACTATAGGGTAAGGTTTGTTCCCTTAGACCTGCCACGTTTGCTTAGACGCAGAATTAAGAGCGGTGAACAGATGATAGCTAATAGTCGCGATCATGTGGTCTACGAGGTAGTTGGTAGCGTCGATGAACTAGCTAAGGTGGAAGCGTCAGAACTCCTAGACAAGAAGATAGCGCATAGAGCCGAAGAGGTAAGCGCCCTAGATCTCTCAGGACTCTCGCTAGTAGAAGAACTAGAGAGATATTTACAGCACCAAAAAGTAGAAGATGTCGAAGGGGTTACTAAGACCTTTAAAGACCTAGGAGTAGTAAGATGAATGTTCAACTGCGTAGCCTGAGCTGGTCCAATATGTTTAGCTATGGGCCGGGTAACAGGCTCAACCTAGAGGGAGCTAAGATCTCACAGCTATCAGGAGTCAACGGAAATGGTAAGACTAGTATCTCTCTTATTATCCAAGAGTTGCTCTATAGTAAGAATGTGAAGGGTATTAAGAAAGGCGATATTCTTAACCGATATACCACTTCTAAGGGCTGGTCTGGTCAGATCAGTTTCATGGTAGGTAAAGACCTCTATGATCTCACAGTTGAAAGAGTGGGAGATGCTAGCAAGGTAAAACTCCTAAAGAATGGAACAGATTTCACAGAGCATAAAATCCCAGATACCTATAAGAAGATCCAACAGATCCTTGGTATGCCATTCGAGGTATTCTCTCAGCTAACCTATCAGAGCAGCACCGATCTCTTAGACTTTATCAAAGCTACAGATACCAATCGTAAAAAATTCTTGATTAACCTCTTTAACCTAGAGAGATACCTAGAGATAGGCGATGTTCTTAAGGTCAAGCTCACCGAACTAGAGCACAACCTATCTACGCAGCAAGGTGAGCTAACAGGTGTGAAGAGGTTCCTAGAAACTACTACAGTTTCTGAACGCAAAACTCTCAAACCTGTGGTCTCTTGGAATAGCGAAGCCGAAGGTCGTAAGGCTAAGCTAAAGATACAGCTAGACGACTTCAAATCACAGTGCGCTAAGATAGAGAACAACTTGATGATGATTAAGGAGCGAGACACTCTGCAGTTTGATATGACTATATCTAAACCTCAGCTCACTCCAGGTCTTCAAGATAATATGCGTAGACTAGAACGAGAGATAGCAGTAGGAAATCAAAAGGTAAAAGACCTAACTAAGAATAAAAATAATATTGATACTAGTGATTCTTGCTATGCCTGCGGTCAGCATATAGATAACTCTAGAGGCGTAAAGCTAAAGCAAGATATAGATCTTGAGATAGCTAGTGCGACAGGAGCTGTTAGACGCGCTTCAGGTGATCTCCAGACTTTACAGACTCGAGAACAGGAAGAACGTAATCAGTATCAACTCTGGTCTTCAAATCAGAGAGCTATTGAGAGATTTGAACAACTAAGTCAGCTTATTGATACCTCTCTACCTACAACTTATCCAGATTATAATCAGATAAAGACTGAATATGGTGAAGTTTCACAACAACTAGACGATCTTAAGAAACTTATAGATGACACCACAAAGTATAATGAACAGGTCCACATCCACAATACAAGAGTAGAAACCCTAACTGAGCAACGTAGAGATTTTTTAGCTAGACAAGAATTACTAGAAAAGGATATACTTAATATCAAAGTTAAGATTAATCATTTGAACATTCTAAAGAAGGCGTTCTCCACTTCAGGTATTGTAGCCTATAAGCTAGAGAACTTAACTAAGCAGCTAGAGAGTACTATCAATTACTACCTAGCTGAACTCTCTGATGGTCAATTTCAGATTATCTTCCGACTCAATGGTGAAAAACTTAATATCGTTGTAGCTAATAACGGTAAAGAGACACCCATCGAAACAGTTTCCGGTGGTGAATTTGGTAGAATTCAAACCTCTATCCTACTCGCCATAAGGAACCTATTATCTAAAATAGGCGGAAGTAAAATAAACGTCCTATTCTTAGACGAGATTACTGGCGTCTTAGACGCCTCTGGTAAAGAAAGACTAGTAGATATCTTAATGCAAGAAGATGCTAATACATTCTTTATCTCACACGATTTTGAGCACCCGCTCATAGAAAAAATACAGATTAAAAAACGAAATAATATATCAAAATTAGGAGAATAATATGATTGCACCAGGAACAAAGCCTTCTCACTTTCATCTAAGTGACAAATTTAAACAAGAACTTCAAAATACTCCAGAACAATGGGGTTTTGGCGGTCTATCTTCTTTTACGTTTTATAGAACGTATTCAAGAAAGAAAGCAAACGGAACTATGGAAACATGGGCTGATTGTGTTATTAGAGTTATCGAGGGTATGTTTACTATCCTAAAAACTCACGCTAAACTATCTCACATTCCTTGGAATGATAAGAAAGCTGCAAAACACGCACAAGAAGCAGCTACACGTATGTTTGAGTTTAAATGGCTCCCTCCTGGTAGAGGTCTATGGATGATGGGAACTCCATTCGTATGGGAAAAAGGTGGAGCCTGCCTTAATAACTGCGCCTTCGTCTCTACAGAAAATATTGAATCCGAACTATCTAAACCATTCGCATTCTTGATGGATATGTCAATGGTAGGAGTAGGGGTAGGGTTCGATACCAAGGGCGCCGATAAACTAGCAGTAACCGTTCCTGTAGGAAGATCAGAAACTATAGTAGTAGATGATTCTAGAGAAGGATGGGTAGAGGCTATTTCTTGCCTAATTGATTCTTATTTAGAGCCGGGATCTACTCCTGTAGAGATTAATACCTCTCTTGTTCGTCCGTATGGAGATCCTATTGCTGGATTTGGTGGTGTTGCTTCTGGGCCAGAGCCACTAGAGCAGGGTTTTTATGGTATCAGAGATGTTCTTGAGAAGAGAGCTATGAGTGATGATAGACTACTATCCTCTACAGACATCGTAGATATTATGAACCTAATAGGTAAGATTGTAGTAGCCGGAAATGTTCGTAGAACAGCAGAAATAGCTTTTGCTGAGCCAGATGATGCTGAGTTCATTGAGATGAAGCGTTGGGATAAGTTTGGGGTAGAGACCGGCAGCATCGCTCCTCCAGAACTAAAGGCTCTTTCAGAAGAAGATTATAATGCTTATAACGCTGACTGGAATGCCAGAGGAGAGATTGCTAAAAGATATGCTAAATACGAGTGGTCTTATAAGTTTGGTGGCTGGCGTTGGGCTTCTAACAATTCTCTTTTTGCCTATGTGGGAATGGATTATACTGACGCAGCTAAAAGTATTGCAGTAAATGGAGAGCCAGGTTTTGCATGGTTAGATAATATGCAAAAGTACGGTCGTATGAAGGACGGCATCAATAATAAGGACTATCGCGTGCGTGGGGGTAATCCTTGCCTTGAGCAAAGTCTTGAACCATATGAACTATGCTGTCTTGTAGAAAATTTCCCTGCTAAGCACAAAGACTACTGGGACTATCAGAGAACACTTAAATTCTCTTACATGTATGCCAAGACTGTAACACTAGTAGCAACCCATTGGGCCGAGACTAACGCAGTAATTACCCGTAATCGTAGAATTGGATGTTCTCAGAGCGGTATCCAGACAGCAATGCTCAAGTTCGGCAGACATAAGTATTTCGATCAGTTCTGCGATAGAGCCTATACATACATTCAATATGTAGATCAGAAATATGCTGAATGGTTAGGAGTTCCTAAGAGCATTAAGACAACTTCTGTAAAGCCCAGCGGAACTGTCTCGCTAGTAGCCGGAGAGCTACCTGGTATTCACTATGCGGAAAGCGAGAGTTACTATAGAACAGTTAGAGTAGCTTCTAATTCTCCATTCGTTCCTCTTCTTAAAGAGGCTGGATATAGAATTGAACCAGCAGTATCTGATCCTACTAGAACCTTAGTAGTATATTTCCCCGTAATTTTAAGAGATGGGACTATCTCTAATAAGAACATATCTATTTGGGAACAGTTTGCCAACGCAGTAGATATGCAACATTATTGGGCAGATAACCAAGTATCTATTACTATTACCTTTAATCAAACTGAAGCAGATCAAATTGCAAGAGCCCTATCTGCTTTTGATAACAGACTTAAGGGAGTCTCGCTACTACCTGCCTCTGACCACGGATATGCTCAAGCTCCATATACTCCTGCTCCACGCGATGAGCTAGAAGCCTATGCTGCAACACTAAAGCCTATCAATTTCGATAGCTTAACCAAAGAAGGTGATAATGCAGATGCTAATAAGTTCTGTGATGGAGACGCTTGCTTAATATGAAAATACAAGTATATGGAAAACAAAATTGTCCTTACTGTGTAAAGGCAAAAGAATGGCTAGAAGCTAGAAATCTTCAATATACCTATACAGACGTATTAAAAGATATATCTATAGCCGATTTAATCTCTATAAAAGAGAGATACAATATGAATACTGTTCCGATTATAGTCATTAATGATGAGTTAATCGGAGGATATACTGACCTAGTAAAGTTAGATATACCGTCACAGTAACAGAAAGAGAGAACGTATGCTTTGGCTAGTAAAAGCAAACTTAAAGGATCAGCTTTTGAAGCTAAGATACGAGATAAGTTAACAGAAGAACTAGGAATTAAATTTGAGAGAACTCCTCTAAGCGGAAGTATATCTTATCTTAGAGGAGATCTCTGGGTTCCTTCAGATACTAAGGGTTTTGAATATGTTATAGAGTGTAAACACTACTCAGAACTAGAATTTAATAATTTGCTAACCGCAAAAAGCACAGATATATTAGAATTCTGGAAACAAGCCTTAGACGAATCTCAAACTATGAATAAACATCCATTAGTAATTTTTAGATGGAATAGAAGTAAAGATTTTATTCTTTGGAATACAGATTTAGACTTGGATCACCAAGTAGAATATAAAGTATTTGGTTATAAGTTTAAAATGGGTCTATTATCTGATTGGATAGATAAGTTTAAACTTACTAAAGTAGCTTGACCTATCTACTAAAGCATAGTATAATACTAATATGATAGAGAATGATACAAAAGGTTGGAATGACTTATCTGAATTAGATAGTTACATTCCAGAGAAACCCGTTGTAGGCGGTAAGAGTATCTTAATTTGTGACGGTAACAACTTAGGATACAGATATCTACAGCGTAGAAACTATAATAACTTTAAAGATGACTATGCTAGAACAGTAGAGAGCTTAGCTAAAAGCTATGGTTGCAAAGATATCTTAGTAGCTTTTGATTTTGGTAAGAGCTACTATAGAACTAGTCTTTATCCTGAATATAAAGCTACTCGTAAAAAGCCTCAAGATGAAAAAGAGAAAGAACATTACGACCAGTTCTTTGCATGTCTAAACGACGTTGCAGATACTATTCCATTTGCAGTAGCAAAGTTTAGAGGAGTAGAGGCTGACGATCTTATTACACACGCAGTCCTAAGAAACAGGAACACCGCAGATCATATCTGGATTATCTCAAGCGATAGAGACATCTATCAGCTCTTAGATAAGAATGTTAGTATCTTTAATATTTTCTCAAGAAAAGAGATAACAGTAGAATCTCTCTATGAGAAATTTCAAGTTACTCCTAAAGAATACATGATTTCCAGAATTATCTCTGGAGACGATGGAGATAATATTATCGGCATCGACGGGATCGGCGAGAAAAGAGCAACTGCCCTAGCCAGAGAGCATAAGACTTTTACTGGTCTACTTGAAGCCCTACCAGTTAAAGGTCGTTCTAAATACATCCAAAACCTAAATGCAGGTAAAGATACCCTGATCAGAAACGAAAGACTTATCAACCTTATCAAATACAATGAAGAAGCAATTCTCTCTGGTAAGGGAGAAGAAGTAACATTAGAGGCACTAAATGCAATCACCACATTCAACCATTAAGGTTAAAGTAGAAAAAACTGGTAAAGCAGTTGTCTTAGAAAAGCAACTAGATACTAGTTGGGATATCACCAGACATTTTGAATTTGATGCTGGATACGATGTCAGGGCTGCTATCTATGAACCTAGAACCTTATTTGCAAAAACCTATGCAATGATACCTATTGGTCTCAAGTTTGAGATTTTAGATCCGTATTGGGAAATACAGGTTAGATCAAGAAGCGGCTTAGCAGCTAAACATGGCATATTTGTTTTAAACAGTCCTGGAACCATAGATTATGCATATAGACAAGAAGTTCAGGTAATCTTGTTTAATAATGGAAGCAAAGATTTTGTTATCAATCCAGGGGATAGAATAGCTCAAATATGTGTCAGACCTGTTCCGCAAGTAGATTTTATCTACGGTCAGGTAGAAGAAACCCTTAGAGGTGGATTTGGTAGTTCTGGTGTCTCCTAAAAAATATTTTGATTGGTTTTTATGGGTCATTAGTATAGTTATGACTATACTAATATACATAGCATATGAACCTTATTTTTACCTATATATGAGCGTAGTATATATAACAACTATGTTCTTACTAATCAAATCCTTATTCGACTTCAATACTAGAATGAAACGGTGGTTAAATTTTTAATGAAAGTAAAACTTATCAGCTACTCACAACCTACAGATGAGTTATATAACTTAGGTATTACAGATGCACAAGAACTTGTGGCATACTGCGCTCGTGTTTCTAATCCTAGTAATCAGTTTAACACAGAAACTAGTGAAAAACTAATTAACTATTTAATTAAGCATAAACACTGGTCACCGTTAGAGATGGTTAATGTATGTCTAGAGATAGAGACTACTAGAGACATAGCACATCAAATAGTAAGACACAGATCTTTTTCTTTTCAAGAATTCTCCCAAAGATATGCTAATCCTAGTAGTCTAGGAGAGATGTTTGAAGTAAGAGAAACTAGACTTCAAGATCCTAAAAATAGACAAAACTCTATTGAGATAGATCTATCAAATCCTGAACATGAGGATATAGATAAAGCTTGGAGAGAATATCAAGCATCGATAATTTACGTGACTCAACAATACTATAAGTGGGCTATAGAACACGGGATTGCTAAAGAACAGGCTAGAGTTATCTTACCGGAAGGTAATACTAAAACTAAGATATATATGAATGGAAGTCTTCGTAGCTGGATTCACTATATTGACTTAAGAGGAGATAACGGCACTCAGAAAGAACACAGGTTAATAGCCCTAGAATGCGCAAAAGTAATATCTGAAGTGTTTCCAATGAAGAAAACCCCGGAATAACTTCCGGGGTTTTTACTATTTGGTCTTTTTTCTAGACCTTGTTGTTTTAGCTGGTTTAGGCAACTTACCAGAAGAAGTAGATTCTACAGATCCCATCGGTAAACCTAACGTAGGTTTACCGCTGAGTCTATAATAAGTACTATCTACTCTAAATTGTTGTCCATACTGTTTAGGAACGCTTGGGTGATTTTTACCATAGTCCAAACCTCCGTGAGGATATGGATGCCCTTCTAAAACTATCTTAGCAGATCTAGGTTTTTTTGTTTTTTTAGTAGCCATATCACTTAGGGCTATTTACAGGTTTTTCTTGTCCGTAATCTAAATTACGTCTAGACTTATCTGTTTTAACTCCTGCATTAATACCATTATAAGTAGGCTTTAATACATCGTTAACTTCGTCAACATCACGACCTGTAACATCTCCGTAAGTGCTACGGATTGCCATAATTCTACCAGATCCTAATGGTCCTGCCATATTAGTTTCTCGCACTATTATTAGGCGCCATATTAGGAACAGTAATTTTCTTTAATGGTGAACCTAGATGTGTAGAAGCTGGTTTATCTAGACCACCGTTTGGATTACCTAGAGTAGGACCTCCTGATACACGATAATATGTATCTGGGTTGTTTAGATCGTACTTTGTTGTTCCACTAGCAACTCCACTGCCTGGCTTGCTAGTGTTTGGATCAGTTCCTCCAACAGGGGTTAGTTTATGCTTCATTAGCACAGGCTTTCCACTTGTTTCGTTGTTCATAGCCATGTTATCTCCTTATTTCTTTGCACCCTGCTTTTTCATAATAGCTTTTTGAAGAGCAGGAGGAAGTTTTTTCTGTTTAGCGGTTAAACCCGCATCTTTTTTCATTGTATCTTTTTTCATAGCTTTTGCCATTTTAGATTTCCTTATAGTTGAGCTTTCCTGAAGAAACCCAGGAGCTATACTCATTTTTTTACAATACCGTCCAGCTTAACTTCTAATTCCATTTCTGCTGGTTCTTCTTGCTCAGGCATTTCATCTAGCTCCTCTACCTCTGCAGGCTCGTCTTCTGATTCGCTATTAGATGTCTGCTGATCTTGATTAGAGAATTTCATATAACTATATACTGAATTAATATAATAATCTAGCTTGGAAAACTTATCTTGAAGCCAAGCCGGTAGCTGTTGGTCATCTTTTATCATTGGTAGGAGATCTTGAGAAAATACAATAAGTTTTCTTAAGGTATTTTTCGCCATCTCTCCTTCGTAGTCATATTCTTTTTCAGTCATTTTTTTACCTTCTTAGGTTTTGACTTACCAGCAGAGGACAGAGCTATAGCTACTGCTTGTTTCTGAGGGTATCCTTCTTTTACCATCTTACTGATATTAGAAGATATGGTTTTTTGAGATTTACCTTTCTTTAGTGGCATCTTAATCTCCTTTTCATTATTCTATAAAACTCGAAGTTCTTTGGCAAAGTTAATTTTATTAACTAGTAAAGGCTCTGATAAGCACGCGTAACCCGGATGGAACAGAACTATCAGTAAACTGTATAGTATCGTTACCACTATTATAGATAAAATCTACACCATTAACTTGATCTACTCCGTTAAGAGAGCTATATACGTATCCTAAGCCTGCAGGATTACTAGAACTTACCCTTATGAAGAAACAATTACTAGTTCCAGAACTTACATTAGTATTATATCTAGGCTGGAGATTTAGTCCTAGAGCACTATCTACGTAAGCTTTGGTTGCTGCATTAGAAGCACTGGTAGGCGGACCAGAGAGAGTTAACTCCCCAGTCATTATATCTCCGGCTTTAGATACTTTAGCATTAACGTTACTTTGAACGGAGTTCAAATTCGCGTTTAAAGAAATATAAGTATTATAATCATTAGCTGAGAACTGTTGATAAGTAGTGAAGTCATTAGCTTGCGCTGAGCGATAAGTAGTTAAATCATTAGCTAAAGCTGAGTTATAAGTAGTTAAGTCGTTAGCCTGAGCAGAACGATAAGTAGTTAAATCATTAGCCAGTGCTGAATTGTAAGTAGTTAAGTCATTAGCTAAAGCATTAGCAAAAGTTCTAATATCGTTATCGCGCGCCCATTGATAGGTAACGAAGTCATTACCAAGAGCATTATTATATGTAGTTAAATCGTTAGCTAATGCAATACTATAAGTTGCAAAGTCATTAGCACGTGCGCTGAGCAGGGTAGAGTGGTCATTGCCTTGTGCACTATTCCACGTGGCTAAGTCATTAGCACGTGCACTAAGTAAGGTAGAGTGGTCGTTACCCTGAGCGCTATTCCACGTGGCTAGGTCATTAGCACGCGCACTGAGAAGAGTAGAGTGGTCGTTACCCTGAGCACTATTCCAAGTGGATAAGTCATTAGCTAAGGCTGAGCGATAAGTAGTCAAGTCATTAGACTGATAATCTTGAGCTCTAGCAATATCATCTGCACTAGTAAGAGTTCCTACCCCAACTCTAAACTTTGAAGCTGACGTAGAGGCATATATAAGATTAGCAATGAGAGCGCTGCTTGTTCCAGCGACTTGAAGACCTGAACCTTCTGCAAGTGCGTCAGTGCTATTCCAATTTATAATTACGGTTTTATCTTCTGTTGTAATATTTGATACATTAGCAGTTAGAGTATCTCCAAGAACAAATAGATTACCCTCAATAATTAAGTCGACTGCAAAAGTTTTTGAACTTGTAAATTTAAAAGTAGGATCGCTAGTTATATTTTTATAAGTATTATATACGTTAGTATTTAATGTATTATATGTTGATAAATCATTTGCTAGCGCAGAATTGTAAGTTGCCAGATCGTTAGCACGTGCGCTGAGTAGGGTAGAATGGTCATTACCCTGAGCGCTATTCCA